TCCGCGATCTGATAGCCCATCACGTCAAACTTATGGCGCAGCGCAATAAGCACGCCGAAAAACTGGCCGAAATTCAGGCCAAAAAAGCATCCTATGACGGTGAAGGCTACTGCCTCAGTAGCGCAGGCGGGGAACCGGGGGAAAGAGAAGCAAAGCGCCGGTATAAGAAAAACGACGTTTCCGGGCTGACGCCTGAAATGCTCGACACCTGGGCGCGGGAACATCTTTTCGAATATCAGCTACATTGCCGCGAACATAAAGGCGAAGACTGGCGCTTCATCCTGAAAAGCCGCCAGGTCGGCATGACCTACTACTTTGCATGGGAAGCCTTTGAAGACGCTGTAATCAGCGGTGATAACCAGGTCTTTTTCTCCGCATCCCGTGCACAGTCGGAAATCTTCCGCGAATACATTGTCCAGATTGCGCAGAACCATTTCGGCATCACGCTGACCGGCAAAAATATCCGCCTCAGTAACGGCGCAATCCTGCGCTTTCTGTCCACGAACGCCAGCACCGCGCAGGGCTTTAACGGCCACCTGTATGGTGATGAAGTCTTCTGGATCCCGAAATTCACGCGCCTGCACGAAGTTGCCAGCGCAATGGCAACGCACAACAAATACAGAACGACTTACTTTTCAACGCCCAGCGCGAAGACGCACCAGGCCTACCCGGTATGGACTGGCGAAGAATGGCGCGGCGACGATCCGAAGCGCAAAGGGATTGAGTTTCCAAAAGAAAACGCCATGCGCCAGGGCATCATCTGCCCGGACGGGATCTGGCGATACATCATCACGATGGAAGACGCCATCAAAGGCGGGCTGGGTGCGCTCGTCGATATTGAGCGGCTCCGCAACAAGTACAACCCGACCGCGTTCGCCATGCTCTACATGTGCCAGTTCGTTGACAGCAAAGACGCGGTCTTCAAATTCTCGACGCTGGTCGGCTGCGAAGTGGACCGGGCAACCTGGGGCGATTATGACCCGACCGCCGCGCGGCCATTTGGTAACCGCGAAGTGTGGGCGGGCTTCGACCCGTCGCGCTCCGGTGACAACTCCACTTTTGTGATAATCGCGCCGCCCATTCACGACGGCGAACGCTTCCGCGTGCTGGCCTGCTGGCAATGGCAGGGCTTTAACTTTAGCTGGCAGGCTGACCAGATACGCCAGCTTATGCGCCGCTTTAATATTACCTACATCGGGATCGACACAACCGGCATTGGGAAAGGGGTGTATGACCTGGTCAGCAAGTTTGCCCCGCGCGAAGCGAACGCCATTCTTTACAGCGTCGAAAGTAAAAACCGCCTGGTAATGAAGATGATCGACGTCGTGGAACGTAAACGCATCGAATGGGCAAAAGACGCCATAGATGAAACCAACAAAGAGCGCGTCGAAATCCCCGCGTCGTTTATGGCTATCCGGCGCACCACAACTAACAGCGGCAACGCGTTAACGTTCGTTGCTGAACGTTCCGACGCAACCGGCCACGCGGATGTTTTCTTTGCTATCTCGCACGCCGTAATAAACGAACCTATCGATCACGAATTTGACCGCCCATCGACCTGGGCTTTTGGGAATGCAGCATGACGACAAAGAAACAGCGTAAAGCGAAAAAATTCAGGGCAATGACCGGCAACAACGTTGAAACGTTCACGCCGGGGCGCGGCAGCGTGATCACCTTTGGCGAACCGGAACCCATCCTGACGACCGGCACCGATTACCACAACATCTGGTATGACAACGAGGCGAATCACTGGCGGCTCCCGATTGACCGGCTGGCGCTGGCTCAGTTGCCAAACCTTAACGGCCAGCATGGTGGCGTATTGTATGCGCGGCGCAACATGGTTGCCGGTGGCTATATCAGCGGCGGCCTGACGCCTGACCAGGTCGAACAAGCGGTCTTTGATTATCTGCTGTTTGGCGACGTCGCAATCCTGAAAATTCGTAACGTATTCGGGGAGGTGATCGACCTGCTGCCGCTGCCGTCGCTTTATCTGCGCTGCCGTAAAGACGGAACGTTCGCCGTTCTCCAGGAAGGGCCAGCGCTGATTTATGACCCGGAAGACATTATCTTCTTTAAAATGTATGACCCGCGTCAGCAGGTCTATGGCCTGCCGGATTATATCGGCGGGATCCATTCCGTTTTACTTAACAGCGAAGCGACCATCTTCCGCCGCCGCTACTACAACAACGGTGCGCATATGGGCTTTATTCTGTATACCAGCGACCCAAATTTAACGCTGGAAATGGAAAACGAAATCAAAGACAAGATTGCGCAGTCCAAAGGGCTGGGCAACTTCCGCAACATGTTTATCAACATCCCGAAAGGCGACCCGGACGGGGTCAAAATCCTGCCGGTGGGTGAAGTCAGCGCAAAGGATGAATTCCAGAACATCAAAGGGATCACCGCGCAGGATATCTTTACCGCGCACCGCTTCCCCGCAGGGCTTGCGGGCATCATCCCGACGAACGGCGCGGTAATGGGTAACCCTGAAACCGCCCGAACGACCTACCGGAAAGACGAGGTTATCCCGTTGCAGCGTAAATTTATGAATGGGGTTAACAATGACCCGGAAATCCCGCCGCGCTTACACCTTAATTTTGACGTTGAATTGCCGGTAATTACCGCCGATAAGGGCGAAAAATGAACGTAATTAGTTTAAAATCATCCCCATTGTTAGCAATGGCGTGCGGGGTGGTGAACATGCGAGTTTTTAAAATTAAATGTCCTGAATGCGGTCAACCGGCCATCATTCGTAAATCAGACTGGAAAGATAAAAAACTGGCGGACTTATACTGCGCTTGCACCGAAGTTGAATGCGGCCACACGTTTGTTTTTAACGCCTCGTTTTCTCACACTCTCAGCCCCAGCGGGCTGACCGGTAATAAGCTGGTCAAATTCCTGATTGACCGGCTCAAGCCAGAAGAACGCCAGTTTGCGCTGGACCTGCTCAACGGCCAGACCGCATAAAAGAAGCCCGCATCAAGCGGGCTTTTTTATTACGACCATTCCAAAGACGCGGACTCTTTGCCGCCCGCTCCCGCAGAATCCCGCCGCCCGTCGCAACCAGTTGCGACGGCCAGCGAGATTTACTTATCGTTTCGGTGGTTGACCCTCAGCGGCGGCCACCATCTTTCTGTATTCGCCGACCGGATCGAACCGCAACCGTGAGATATCAACGCCGTGGTTATCCCTCAGCCGTTCCCATAATTTGTTTACCGTGCCGGATTCGTCGTATTGCTGACGCGTAATTAACTCACCGCCCGAACTGGCGCGGTAAACCTGCCCGTTAATTTCCAGCCTGCTGCCTTTCAGCAGTGAAATTGCCTGCGCTTCGGAAATATCCAGCCCATAAAGGGAGGCATCGGCCAGCAAACTGGCAACCGCTGGCGCAAGCGCGGCCCGTCTGGCGCTTTCCTCAGCCGATTTTGAGTTGATTTTCTCCACTGCGGCCCGCCAGGCGACATCCAGTTCACTGCCTGGGTCATACGGTGAATCTGTTTTCACCCTTCTGACTGGCGTTTCCCGTAACCGGCGAACCAGCTTGCGCCGCGTGGCCGCATCCATGTTTTCAAAATCGACCATTTCTTCCTCTGAATCGTCTGTCACATCCTCCACGTCAGGCGCAAAATCGGTGATTTTTTCGTCTTCCGTAGAGTTATTGACAGAACTCCAAGCGTCGCCGGGTGGCGACGGCAAAACGTCAACCCCCAAACCAGGGCCGCTTTTGGCCCCGGTGGTGGCTTTGGATTTGGCGCGGATTGTCCACTTAACCAGACGCGTGCAAATGCGTGACCCTTCGCCCAGACGTGGCGACCAGACCCCGAAGACCTTTTCAGGGATCTCACAGTAGGCGTTCATTTCATCGGCTGGCTGATAGGCGAGGCGGACGACATAGTTTTCACGCGGGATCAACACACCGCCCTGGCGCAAAATGTATGTGGCGAAGCAACCCACATCGGCAGCAGCGCAGACCGCATCCATTTCGGGATCTGCCAGCATTACCGCGCCACGTTTGAAGGTATTCGCGATTTTGCGCTGGTTGGTTAGCTGGTTGCTCAGTTTGCGCAGTTCGCGATAAACGGATACGGGCGGCTGGCCCAGCGGCTGAAACTGGCGGATGCGGTGAAGCGATGCCCACGCCATTGCATATTTGGCTGTTTCATTTAGCGGCTTGCCCGTCTCGTCGTCCAGCTCACCGGCCAGCGCGTGGCCGTCGATATTCTTGGAAATATATTTCGCGATGTAGGCTGTAGCTGACCCCTTGCGCGGGTCCATTTTTTTGGACTTGAAGCGAGCGCCGGTATTGCGGCCCAGTTCGTCGCGGTCCTCCGCAATGAAGTAAGCGCGAAGGATCGCGACGGTGGCTTTAACTTCCGCCTGCGGCATGAATAACAGGGCGTGCCAGTGCGGCGTGCCGTCGTGGTGTGGCTCCGCGACACGGAAGCCATAAGGGCGCAAATCTTCACGCTTCAGTTTGGCGGTTGCGCGGTTCCAGACGCGGCATAAATACCGCTGCGCCTGGGCAACGGTGGTGTGATTCCACTTGCTGTTATGGTGACCGGATTCGACATTGCTGTGATATTTGGACGGGCAAGTGATGGTCAGGAAGATGCCCACATCGCCGCGCTGTTGTGCGACAAGCTCCACGCCCGCCATACGCGCCATTAACTCATGGCGGCGGATCGCCGGATTGGACGTGGACTTGTTTATCATATCTTCAAGCGATGAAACGTTGCCGTCTTCGTCTACAAGCTCATGACTCTTGAAAAATTCGCGGTTCTTCCGGCGCTGTTCCTGCCACTCAACCAGGCTTGATGCGCTTACATAGGCGTGGGCCTTGCGATGAACTGCGCCGACTGCACGCAACTGGTTTTCGCGCCAGTCACAGCGAAGACGCCAGATTTTACGGCCCCACCAGTCCGGCGAGCACATACGCAGAATGGCGGTAAAGATCCGATCACGTTCCCACGGCGCGGTCCATGCGGGCGGCACAACGCGAAGGGCCAGCATTTCGCGGCCCAGGTGGCAATAAATCCAGTCCAGTTCCTCAACGCTCATGCCCTCGGCGGTCAGGCCCAAAGCGGCGCACTCGGTTTCAAGCATTTCCGCCAGGCGGCTGGCAATCTCATGCGCGGCGCTTAACGCTTCCCGTTTGGTGAAATCTGCCAGGCGTTGCCAGCGGCCATGCCAGTAGGCGGCCAGTTCGCTGTTAACGTCTGTCGCAACGCCTTGTTTGCTGCGCACGACATCAAGACGCAGTAATGATTTTTTCACGGTCCCCATAAGAAAATCATTAATGTGTCGGGCTTCACGGTTGGCGCGTAACCAGTCGATTTTTTTGCGCCAGACTTCGCGGATAAAAAACGGCTCAGACAACAAACGGGCCTCCACTCCCTCCGGCGTGCTGGCCCATGCGGCTGCGGCGGCCTTTGCGGCGGCCATATCTTTTCTGACCATTTCTTGATGTACGGCAAACGGCAGGCCGTGCGGCTCGTATTTGTCCAGCGCATGGATCAGCGCTCCACGATTGCGAACCTCAGCCGGGTTATAACCGGCGCGTTTGATAAGCCGGTCGATATGCTTTTCAACGGCAGGATGATGCGCCACCGCCCCGGCGAGCGGGGCAAGTTTTGCAGATTCAAAGGTAAACGCCCCGATAGCGGGGCGGGGCTTATTCCAGGGCCAGGCGAAATCCGTCATTTCTTACTTTCCACGTTGTACTTTTCGTGGGTCAGCAATGACCAGACCTTGCCGCCGTCCTTACTCAACAACCGCCAGCGACGGCCCAGACGGATCACCAGGTAATGATGTGGTACGATGCGGGAATAATTTTTCCGGCCTTTCGCGTACTGGCTTAATTCAGCGGTTGCACGCTTGCTTACGCACAGCGGCGCGGCGCATGAAATCTGCAAACGGGTAGCCATCAAAACACCTCGACATCTTTTGCGGGATCGAAGCCTATCCAGGGTGAATATCCGGCACAGGGGCCGCAATCAGGACAGCAACCACCACCGGCACGCCCGCAGCCGTCGCACACTTTGAGGACGCCGATCACCTCGCTGGCGGCTCCCCTGGTAATGGCGTTCGCGCTCACTGAACGGTTAACGCTGATTTCCTGGAATTTGAAAGCGCTGTAAATATCACGGGTGGCGGGGGTATCACTGTTTGACAGGATCACCGGCGAACCAGTCAGGCGGTTGGCAGCCAGTAGGGCCGCAGCTAACTGGCGGTGTTGTTTCTCACCAAACGGGGCGATGTGGTACTGGGTAAAATTGGCTGTTTCGCTCGCTGGCAGGTACGGCGGATCGCAGTAGATAACGGCATCGCTGCCAATCATGATTTTTAATGTGCTCTGGTAGTCGCAACAAACGAAAACGGCTTTCGTGTCGTTGGCCTTTTCAGAGAACAAGCGGATCTGTTCTTCGGGGAAGTAAGGCGGGGTTTTATGCTTACCAAAGGGAACGTTATATCCGCCCTGGCGGTTGTAGCGCACAACGCCGTTATAGCCGTGACGGTTAAGGTAAAGGAATTGCGCAGCGCGAAGGATCTTGCCCGCGTCCGGGCCGTTTTCGAAAACTTCACGCGAAGAAAGATTATCTCTGGCACGGGCGTTGAAATCATCCCGGACCCACTGATAACCGTCTTTATCGCCATACACCTTAAACAACGGGCGGGCGGCGTTAATCACCGCGTCCGGCCAGCGCGTTATCTGGCGGTAAAGGTTAATCAGGTCTGGATTGATATCACCCAGGATATAACGGCGATATTCAGTATTGAGGAAGACAGAAGCACCGCCGACGAACGGTTCAACCAGGCAATCCGCCTTAGGCAGAACGGGCAGCAGATCGGGAATTACGCGGCTTTTACCACCAGGCCATTTCACAAGCGAACGAATCATTTTACTTTCTCCAGGGTGCAAGAAGCCCGACGCGTTAGCGCCTGTTTCTTTTTTGTGGTCAGTTATTTGTTAATTGGTTGGTTTGTCTGGCTCTGGCGGCTTGTCACGTAAAGCCTGCATTTCAGCGCGGGGCGCGGCGTAGTCCTCAAATTCCCACGGCATTGACGCGGCGAACTCTGAAAGGCGCTTAATCCCCATCATCAGGCAGGTTTGTTCCGCTTCGGTCAGATCAGCAAAAGCTAAATTCAGGTGGCGGCGGGTCAGTTGTGGTAAACCGGCCACGCGGCTGGCCGCATCATTCGCCAGGATGAAAACCACTTTCTTGCGAGTTTCATCCAGGCGATTGAAGCGGGTTGCCGTATCGTTCACGCGGTTGGCGTTCAAACTGGCTTGCAGTCGGGCGCGTTGTTCCAGAAAACTGCGGCGTCCCGGTTGCTGTCCTGTTTTATCCATGAACATATCCACCTCACCAGAACTAAGCGAAGATGCCCATCAGGCGGGCGAACCAGCGGCGCTTATTGCGCGGACGAGACATAAACGGCAAACGTGACTGTTTGATGAACTGCACGTCGGTTGCCTTTGGCTGGAAGAAGCGACCGTCCGGGGTTTCAATCCAGCCACGGGTGTGGGCGCGGTGTGTTACCTGCTGGCTTTTGGTTAACAGGCTTGCGAAAGAAGGGCTTGTCGTCAGCGTAGTCATGATTAACCTCGTTACCGTTAGCAGGCGCGTTGAAGTGAAAAGGAGTTTCGGCGGGTGCGCTTATGAGTTTGAAGCGCTTTCCCTGTTACCTGGCGATATGTTTTCTTGTCCCGCATCAGGCGATCGATGTAGTGCTTTTCTTCTGGGGTGATTAGTGCGCGGCAATGCGCAACGGCGGCCCAGTATTCTTGCAGCATGATGAAACGTTTAGGACGCTTCGAACCTGGCATCCCTTCGCGATGAACTGGCAATTGTGCGCGGTCCATTAGGTTGCGAACGCTCTTTAATGTGCGGCCCGTCAGGTAAGCGAATTCAGCAGGAGTAACGAAAATTTGCTCTTGCAGTTCTTCGGTTTTCATATCCCGGATCGCTGCGGCTTGAGACTCTGTCATTTTGCAGACAGACTTGATCCGTGTTGGCTCTAGAGGGTTTTGTCGGAAATCCGACATAGTTTTGATATCTCGATTTTCTATCATTTGTTAGACTCCTAAGTTAACCATTCATGAGGCTTATTAAGTCCATTTATGGTTCTTATGACATTGTCTCAACATGAGGTGAATGTCTCATTTGTGGGTAACTATATGGAGATCTCGTAATCATGTCAATTTCTCAAGGTGAAAAACTCGCCCTAATCCGTGACTCTGAACGCCTAACTAAGCAACAACTCGTTGATTTAGTAGGACTAAACTATACGACTTATCATGGATATGAACGCGACAAGTCCAAAATGACTCTTGAAGCGGCAATCAAAATTTTCGGACACCCTAGGTTTAACAAATATCAGGACTGGTTTATGTACGACCGTACAGACGAAAGCCGGGGCCAAATCGCTCCGGCTCTCGCACACTCTGGGCATACTGCAACAACCTCGCAGCACTCAGACCAAAAGACTGGTTAACAATTTACGCATGTTATTTGTGTGATAAATGTACTGTTACAACTTGTCATACCAGTATGCAAAACGATCACACAAAGAAACGCATTACCATTGGAGGGCTTCAATATGTCAGTTAAGAAGCTCGAAGATGGACGCTATGAAGTGGATGTAAGGCCGCGCGGGCGCGATGGAAAACGCATTCGGCGGAAGTTTGATAGAAAGGCAGATGCCCACGCATTTGAACGCAGTATCATTGCCAAATTTCAGAATCATGATTACCTGAATAAACCGGCAGATAAACGAAAACTAAGCGAGTTTATTGCGCTCTGGTGGCAGTTAATCGGACGAAACAAAAACTATGCGAACCGCAGACTAAGCGCGGTTAATTGTATCTGCCAGGATATGGGTGACCCCATGCTTTACCAGCTTGATGCGCGTTGCATTATTGATTACCGGGCATACCGGCTGGAGCAGGGGATCAAAGCTTCAACGATAAATCATGACCTTTTCGCTTTGAGTGGGATTTTCAAGTCAATGGCGGAGATCGACGAGTTCCACGGGGAAAACCCTGTGACATCGGTTGCCGCGTTGAAAGAACCCAAAACCGAAATGTCATACCTCACACAGACCGAAGTTGATCGGCTTTTGTCGTTATGTTCGGGGGATTACTACCGCATCGCGGTTTTATTGCTGGCTACCGGTGCGAGGTGGGGTGAGGCATACAATCTGAAAGCGGAAAATATTGTCGGTAACAGAGTTATGTTTACCCTGACAAAAAACGGTGAAAGGCGCGTTGTTCCGATATCTGATGATATCGCCAGGATAATTAAACACAGGGAATCAGGGCGGCTTTTCCGGGTCAGTTACAAAACGTTCCGCTTGAGGATGAAGGAAGCAAAACCCAACTTGCCAGATGGACAGGCGGCCCACGCTTTGCGGCATACGTTCGCAACGCACTTCATGATGAAGGGGGGCAACATCATTGCCTTACAGCGAATTTTGGGGCATGCGGATATTTCGCAAACGATGGTTTACGCACACTTCGCACCAGACTATTTGCTGGACGCTGTGAGCTATAATCCTCTCAGTGGAATGTCCACATTGTGTCCACACTCTGGAGGCAATGAGGGGGTTTTAAAGGCAAGTTAAGTCTTTAAAATATTGATTCGGCGCAGTACCTTACAGGGCTGCGCCTTTCAGCATCCCACCATCAAGGGGAAGGTCAAGGGGGAAATGTGAATATCAGTGATGTTGCGAAAAAAACCGGATTGACCAGCAAAGCGATCCGTTTTTATGAAGAGAAGGGGCTGGTGACACCGCCGCTG